TATTCTACCACCATAAGAGGAATTTTGGGCAAATAGAAAAACTTTTTGTACAAACTTCATTAGGCGTGGTGGTGGTGGTAGAAAATAAGTGGCTTATATCAACACTTCTAGAGGGTGTCTACCAAGAGGTCAAATAAGCGTTGGTATACAACACTTCTAGAGGGTCTATCCCGCGCGCGAGGGTATTTTTGTTTTTAAAAAACACTTTATTTGGGTAAAATCTCCCTTATAGTAAAAAAATGCCGAGGCGTTTTAAAAAATCTAAATACAAATATGCAAAGATAGGAAAGAAGAAATACTTTTTCTATTCCATAAAGTGGGTTGATATCACCGGCGATTCTTCGCATGCAACACCAGAAGAATTTGATAAGTTTGCACCATCAATCATGCGTACTCAAGCATACATATATAAAAAAAATAAAAAATATCTTTGGACGTTTAGTTCTTATGATGAGTCTGAGGAATGTTTTTCTGATCGGAATGTTTTTCCTCTTGGTGTAATTCTTCAGATGACAAAGGTTCTACTGTAATCAGTTTGTGATCATCTAATATAGTTTTCATCTTTAGTTCTAGTTCTTCTTCAGTTAATTGATCTAGATTACCATACTTAATTATCTTTTGATCTACGTATAATCCTGCTGCTTTACCTCTAGCAACTTCAGCATTTGTAGCTGCAGACCAGGCGCCTTTCTTTCTAGCTTCGTCTCTGATTCTTGCAAGTTCTGTAATATGCTTTTCAAAATTTACACCATACTTCTCTTGTACTTCTGCTCTTAACTCTCCTATGTATTTTACAACTAATGGACTAATTCTAGGATTACGTAATTCAGATGCTGCCTGTCTGGGCCTTGACGTATAGCCAGATTCTCTTGCACATTCCGCTGGACTCTTACGTCCTTCGTTATATACAAGCATTTCTGCAAACTTTATTTGTCTTTCAGATAGTTTTCTAGGTACACCCATAATCATTGACTATTATCGTAATTTGACGTACATAGCAAGAATGAAAATATTACTTATGATAATTGGACTACTTGGTGCATCCACAGAGAGCCCTGTTCCAGATGGAACTAGCCTAATTGTTAAGCAAGTTTTTAACAAGGTGTACGATGAAAGAAGAGTCGAAACTATGGCGTTTACTCCGCCAGAATACCCCAAATATTTCTTGGACTAGACTAGAATCTTGGGCATCACCAGGTGTACCAGATTGCTTGGGATATAATAATAATTGTGGTTTTTTTATGGTTGAGCTTAAGGTGACAAAGACACCTAAAGTATCCTTTTCTCCACACCAAAAACTATTTCATTTAACTCGTCCGAAGCGGAATTTTATCTTGCTAAAGACCCTCGATCCTCTGTCCATAAAACTTTATGAGAGTGCCGCGATCCTCGGCTTGCTGACTGATCACCGCGAAGCACGCTGCTTGGCGATTGATGATTGGTCCCACATTGAACGCTTGTTGCTTAGCTTGAAGCCTGACGCTTGACGCTTGTGGCTTGGTGCTTGTTACTTAATTTTAAATTATCCGGCTTGACGCCTGCAGCTTGTGGCTTGGCGCTTTCCACGAACATCTCAGCGTTGCGCGCGTGCAGCTCTTCAGCTGGCAGCTCATGAAACCACTGGATGGACCGGCCCTCCTTCTGGCACCATTCTCTATGATTGATCATCATAGGATCTTTCTGTGTTCTCTTAGTGTTTGACGTATTCGACATTGCTCACCTTTCTGTCCCAGCATGCTCTGCAGCTCTGGCACTTGTTGTCTTGTTTTGACGCCGGGCACAGCCTGCTGCCCTGGACATGACTGGTCCTGTTTGCGCCGTCTTCTCCTACAGTACTAGTCCACGGGAACCAACCCACTGGACGCTGTCCAATCATATGACTGGAGAATCTAATTGTTAAATTTGGCGGAACTTCGGCAGGGTCTAATAATTTTAAAAATTGTGCTTCACGTGTAGGCAGCCAGTGCTTGACGCCTGGTGTTAGGTTACAAACTTCGAATATCTTTAACAGGTGTTGTTCGCTCTGGAGGTCCCCGGAGTCGTGCCATCTGAACCAGCCGTGGCCATGCTTCAACCTGCTGTTTATCTGGACCGCCATTGCATTTACCCACTGAGGATGATCAATGCTGGCCAGTCTACGGTCCATCGCGTCTTGTACATTCTTGAATCTATACCGGCCCTTCAATGCGTAACAGCCGGCGCATGTGCTGCCTGGTACCTTCACCAGCTTCGCGCCAGTCTTACAGCGAGTCGCGGGCAGGTTATAACTAAACCCTGGCATCTTAGAAGGCTTTGACAGGCCCCCGGTTATCTTTTCAGCTTCTGATACTTTCATAACTTTCTAATTGCATTCTCCCAGATGTTTGTGGCTTTTTTGTGGCCTGCTGCCTGCTGCTTGTAGCTTGTAGCTTTTTTTAATTTTTGTTTACCGGAGCTCGCGGTCCTTCGGACCGCTCGCTCTCGATTCATAACAGACATAGACTTATGAAACATTAATTTGCTTTCTTAACCTTAGCACCCTGTACTAAAACATCACCAAAGCCTTTACCTTGCAAAAGCTTTCCGATGTTCGCGATCATCTTAACTTCAGTGTGTTTATCGTGTTTGTCTCCGTATTTTATATATTCCTTATTCTTCTTTACAGGTTCGAACTTAGTAAAATAACCTACAGGACCATCGTATACATCTTTTGGTTTAACTGTTTTACCAGTCGATACATGCCATTTATTATTTTTAAATATATAAATATATTCAATCATAAAGTCTCCACGCATATCGTGCATATACATCCACTCATCTCTGTAGGTTCTGGCTGGATCTTCTTTTCTCTTCCAGTCTCGACCATAAAAGCTGCACTCTTCAAAGGTATCACCCAGATAGCTGGCGTCTCCTTCTGTAAACAGTTTTTTTGCTAGTTCGTAACTGTTATAATGGTCAACGAGTGTCTTACCTACCCCGTAAGGGTATCCGTCGCTGTGTACATATATAACTTTTACTTTCTTTGTCTTAGGGTCTTCTATTGCTATGTTGCTTCTTGTGCTCATGTTATATCCTTTCTAATTCTCATATTATCCCATATGAGCTGTAGTGTCAAATATTTTCTTTTTTATGTTTTACATAATCAATAAGGCTGATTCTTGGCGCCTGCAGCTTGAAGCTCTTCTTTCCTTTTAAAATTTTTATTTTAACGTACCGGTCCCAAGGCTTTAAACTTAAGGCCAGATCTATACAAAGTGCTTGCAGCTGGCCGGTGTTAGCCCCGTCAACTTTTAATGTTATTGTATCTTCTTTTTTCATATTATCTTTCTGGTCAAGTGCTACCTAAATATGCGGGTTGTCCGCCTCCACACTTGACCCCAGATCCATCGGGCGCAACTGATCAGTTTTACAGTTCTGTGCTTTTTACAGCCACGTACTATAACGTCTAACCCAATAGATCAGGGCTCAAGTTTCTTGACCCCAGATCTGACTGGCTTGCATCCGGACTCTTTATTACTTTAAGCGTTCCAATCAGATCAGGGTTCAAGTTTGCTGTCGTAGGCGAGGATTTTATTGTAACTCGATGCATCAAATTACAAACCCAGCTATGTTAAGCTCGCGACCTAGGATATAGTCACTCAAGGCGACCAGCAAAACTTATTCCCAAGGACACATAAATAAGAACCCAATATGGACTAATATTAATATTACAATCCAAAATGTGAAACTCATTAAAATATTTCCTTTCTTTTCATATTGACAATATAATCATTATGGGATAATCTGTCAAGTATAAAAATAACAAATATAGAAAGGAAACATGGCACGATTAAGACTAAATCAAGAGTATCGTAATAAGATAGCAAACAGATTGCGAACACATCTTGAACAAGAAAATACGCAAGAGAAAGAGAAATACCTACAAGCAAGGGAAAGTCTCAAACCTCTACAAGATAAGACGTGGCAGTTAGCTACTGAAATAATCAGACGACACTACACGCCTGAAGATGTAGAAATGGCAAGACACTTACAAAATAAATTTGAAAACGTATCTACTATTGCAAAAGATAGTTGCTTTCATTTTTATCATGATGATGGTGTTGATGAAGATGGCGAACCAAAACAAATTACCAAACACTTTGACTTTAAATTAAATGGTAGAGTAGATGGTACTGATGATGGTGGTTATAGTAGAGCAAGTAGCGATAGTAGGCATGAGTTTGCTTATGCTTATTATAGAGACGAGCTGAAAGGACAAGAGGGGTGTAATCCTGATATAAATATAGAAATGGAAAACAAAGACCAAAACCCTCATTGGACTAAAATGTCAGACGCAAACAATAAATATTTAGGATTTACTAAATATGATAATTCCAAAGACAATCTTACATCTCATGCAAGACAATGGGATAAAGACTTTGAGATTGATTTAATTGGTAGAGACTATTGTAGAGATAGGGCAATCGCTTGTTCTAAAAGAGAATACGATATTCTTATTGCTTGGCAATCAGCAAAAGGTCAGTTGATACAATGTCATTATGCGTGGGTTAAATCTGTACTTAACCAAGTGAAAGAAATTAAACTTGGATTAAAAGGATATAAATACTTGGACGAGGCAATAGAATTGTCTAACGAACTAGGGTGTCCTATTACAGACGCAGAAATCATTAGAGTAAATTCTAGTG